GTTGCTCACTATCGCATGCGCCCGGATGCCCCGAATGCCCCATGGTACTTGCACGCCTATAAATGCGAGATCTGCCGCGGATGGCATTTGACGCGTCAACGGCCTCGGACGGAGAAGCCAGTCTGCTCGGATGCGTCCGAAAGGTGATTGTGCTCAAGGAGACAAGTCATGGATGGAATAGAGAACGGGCCGGAAAAACTGGGCGTGCTGTGGCGAAAAACCTCGAAGAAAGGCACCCCATACTTCAGCAGCGTCATCGGCGAGCAACACATCATCGTCTTTGACGTGCGCCAGAAACGATCGCCGAAGAGTCCGGATTTTGAAATCTACAAATCCGAGCGGCGGGACAAGCAAACAGCTTTTCACAGCGAGGAGCAGGACCCATGGTAGGCAGGACCGAAAGACCCGTCAATTAATTAGGGACTGACATAAGAAGCAGGCTCACCCGTGACTCTGGACGAAATCATCGAGAAATTCGGAGCAAGAAAATACGGGAAGGAATGGATGGCCTGTTGTCCCGCGCATGAGGATCACATCCCGTCGCTCGCCATCCGACAGGGCGACAAGGGCATTGTCCTGCACTGCCACGCCGGATGCACCACCCAAAACGTCCTCGAATCGGCCGGCCTGGCCTACAGCGACCTCTACCCCGAAGAGACGAAAACCATGCTTACCGATACCTACGATTACACCGACGAACGCTTCAACCTGCTCTTCCAGGTCTGCCGCTATAAGCCGAAAAGTTTCCGTTTCCGCAGACCGGACGGCAAAGGGGATTGGACCTGGAAGCTCGACGATGTACGCCGCGTGCTCTACAACTTGCCGGAAGTGGTCCATCCCGAAAACAAAACTATCCTGATCTGCGAAGGCGAAAAGGATGTCATTGCCGCACATGAGAAAACCGGTTTATGCGCCACGACAAATCCCGGCGGCGCCGGCAAATGGCACGATGAATATTCAGAGTTCCTGCGGGGCAAAAACGTGATCATATTCCCCGACAACGACAAAGCAGGACTCGAACACGCCCATGCCGTCGCACGATCGCTCTTCGGCAAAGCGAACTCGGTCAAGATCTGCATGCTCCCGCCTAAGACGAAAGACCTGTCGGACTGGAATGTGTCGCCTGAGGAAGCCGCGCGCTACATCGGCGACTTCAGCAAACCCTGGTCGCCGGACGAAACCGCCAATCCGCCACTCGGCTGCTCCGTCGCCGAACTCTTCAAAGCCTCAGAAAAACAGGTGGACTGGCTCTGCTGGCCCTTCGCAGCCCCGGGATTTGCCACCATCCTTGATGCCCTTCCAAAAGTCGGCAAAACCGAGTTCCTGCTTCGCGGCATGCTCGCTTCACGCACCGGCCAAGTCTTCCTCGGCTTCCCCACCAAACTCATGCGCACCGTCTTCGTCAGCGAACAGAGCCGCGGCAGCCTCGCAACCCAAATGCGCGAAGTCGGTTTCACTGGGGAAGAACCACCAGACGAGCTCTGGCTCATCACGCGCGAAGACTGGTCACGCTATGTCTACGTCGATTTGCTCGTCGAAATTGAAAAGAGATTGCTCACCGGCAAGGGCTACAATACGCTGGTCGCCGATACCTTCCATTCCATTGCACGCCTCGAGGATGAAAACGACCCGAGCGAAGTCAACCGCCTCGGCAACCTTACACTCAATCTCGCAAGTCGCTACAATCTCGGCCTCGTTCTCGGTCGGCATGATCGCAAGATGGGTGGACCCGTTGGCGTCAGCGGCCGCTCCTCAATTCATCTTTCGGGACTCATGGATGTCATCCTGCACCTGGTGCGACGGCCAGTTCCCACGGAACGCAAACTCGAGATTCTCGGCCGCCTGCCTGGCCTGCCGAACGAGCAAATCATTGATCTGCAAAACAATAATTACGTGAATCTGGGGAAGCCGGAATCGAAACGGGATGAGCAAGCGGCCGCACTCGATGCCCTGCTCTCGGCGAACCTGACCATCGGTTATCGCTCGATCGCTCTCCACATCAAGATGAGCAAAAACCGGATCCGGGAGCTCGCCGAATCGCTCGGTTGGGAACGCGACGAAGAAAGCGGCACGTGGCAAAAGAAGTAGCTCTTAGAGTGTCCCTCGAGGGACAGCCTTGCATGTCCCAGGGACAATTAGTGTAGCGTGTCCACTGTCCCTCATACGTTTTTAGATAGTATGAGGGACAGGGACACCACCTGGAGAGGTACAGAATCCTTCCTTTGCGTCTTCATCCGAGACAGAAAGATCAGCTCGGCCTGGTGCCCGACGATGCTCGTCTCCGTGACGATCGAAAAATTAGCAATCCGTTATCAGTGCTTCGAAAATTCAGTTTTATAAAGTTTTCCCAAAAACCCTCTGATAAAGTATCAGCAGGTTTCAATATGGAAGTTGTTTTATAAACAATCACTTACACGAATAAGCTTGACCTATTGCTACCATGGTGCTACCACTAGCCTCTAGATCACGCTGTTGGTGGAAAAACACGCTTTCAAGCAAAGGGATGAGACCATGCAGCGTCCAGCGCATTTGTGGAAACCTGGGCAGAGTGGAAATCCTAAAGGCCGGCCGAAGAAAAAGTTTGTCGACGACTATCTCAGGGAACGGCTTGCAGCGAAGCGCGGAGCCGCTGCACGCGCGTTAGTTGAGCGCTTGATAGCTGCAGGCCTGGACGGCGATATGTCTGCCCAGAAACTGATTTACGAGCGAACCTGCGGCAAGCCGAAGACCGCGGAAGAGATTGCCATAGGAAACAATCCAGAGGCCGTGACGCTCGAGCAGGTGCGGCGCCGGCTTGCAGAGTTGTTGGTGCTGCCGGAAGTGCGTGCGAATCTGCAGGCCCTGTTGACCGCTTCCGCAAAGTCGGAAACGGACTCCATCCAATGACGTTGCCGCTCAATCTCTCAGATCCGAACGCTGAAGTCCTACGTTTGTTGGAACTTGAGCACCAGCTTTCGAAACGCCAGAGAATCGACGACTACTATCCCGATTACGGGCCGCTTCGCAGAGAGTTGTACAGTAAGCATTTGCAATTCTTTGAAGCTGGCGCAACACGTCGCGAGCGTGCGCTGATTGCCGCGAATAGGGCCGGCAAGAGCGAAGGCGTCGGCGGTTATGAAACGGTTTTGCATGTCACCGGCAGGTATCCCCATTGGTGGAAAGGCCGGCGATTCACGCGGCCAATACTGGCGTGGGCTGCAGGCGATACCGCGAAGACAGCCAGAGACATCATCCAGCGCATCCTGTTGGGCCCTGTAGGCGATTTTGGCACGGGATTGATCCCTGGCGACCTGCTTGTGCGAACTACCGCGAAGCCAGGCGTTGCGGACGCGATTGAAGGCATTTTCGTTCGCCATGTCTCAGGCGGCGTAAGCGAGCTCATTATCAAGTCATTTGACCAGCAACGGGAGGCGTACCAGGGCACGAATCGCGATCTGATCTGGCTCGATGAGGAGTGTCCGCGAGACATATGGGTAGAGTGTTTGCTTCGCACGATGACCACAAACGGAATGCTGATGCTGACGTTCACGCCCTTGCAAGGCCTTACTGAGCTTTGCCGGGACTTCCTCGAGGAGCAGGACAAGGAGAGCGGGAAATACACGTTGCAGCTGGGGTGGAACGATTGCCCGCACTTGACCGAAGCGGCGAAGGCGGAACTGCTGGCATCGATACCGCCTTACCAAAGGGAATCGAGGTCAAAGGGCACTCCTGTTCTTGGTGCGGGTGCGATCTATCAAGTTCCGGAGAGCGACATTGTGGTCAACGATTTTGCGCTGCCTGATTACTTTCCGCGGGCATATGGGATGGACGTGGGCTGGAACCGGACTGCGGCGGTATGGGGCGCGAGGGATAACGAAAGCGGAGTTGTTTACCTTTACAGCGAGCATTACCAGGGGCAGGCGGAGCCGCTCGTGCATGCGCAGGCGATCAAGAGCCGCGGTGACTGGATTCCCGGTGTGATTGATCCGGCTAGTCGCGGGCGCAGTCAGATTGACGGGATGCAGTTGATCCAAATTTATCGTGATTGCGGATTGGATCTCGAGCCTGCGGCCAATGCGGTGGAAGCGGGAATTTACACGACGTGGCAGCTGATGAGCGCGGGAAAGCTGAAGGTATTCAGGAGTCTCGGCAATTGGCTTGCGGAGTTTCGGCTCTATCAGAGAGATGAGGAAGGCCGCATCCTCAAACAGCGGGACCATTTGATGGACGCGACGAGGTACCTGTTGATGAGCGGGCGAGAGCGGATGACGTGCAAGCGGAAGGCGCCGACGCATGAGTATGTGTACCTCTATCCGCGGCAGGACGGGTTGCGGTGGATGCAGTGAGTGGTTGGTTGTTCGGAAGGAGGAGGAATGGACGAAAAAGGATTAATTGACGCGGTGATAGGTGCGGTAATAAGAGCGCTCGAGGCGCGGCTTGCGAGACGCGGGGACATGGTCGAGACGGACGCGAGTCTGCTGAATCTGCTGCGCGAAGTGCGGGACCCGGAGGCGTACAAGGGATCCCAGGCGCCAGCTTCGCCGCCGCAATTGCCGGGACCGCCGCCGGAGTTTCCCAAACTGAAGGTTAGATACGAGCATGGTCAGCCTGTAGAGCACGTCGTGTGCGAGACGATCTACGAAGAGGTGCCGTACATGAGTGGCGGCTGGTACACGCGGCCATTGAGCGAGTTGGAGCAGTTCAGGGGTGCAGAATGAGAAACGTGAAGATCGACAGCACGACGGATTCTGAGCTGGACCGGCGAGTCGCTGCGACACAGCCCTACAACGCCCTGCGGCTCACGATCGTAACTTCGGGCCCGTCGGTGAAGCGCGAGGACGGAAGCATCGAGCACGGTGAGGACGACATTCAGAATCTCGAGGCTATGGCGCCGGGGCGAGAATTGCGGCAAAACATGGCGCTTTATGCGCAGCGAGTCGAGGAG